CGTTCTGGCCTTTGCTGCACTCGGCCAGGCATTTTTCATCCGGGGTTTCGATGCCGATGAAGACTTGATTGAAGCCGGCCGCGACCATCATGTCCATAAGGGGTTGGTCGTCGGCCAGGTTGATGGAGGCTTCGGTGAAGAACAGGTTCCCGGTCTTGTCCCTGCGCCACGCGATCAGCGCCGGGAGCAACGTCGTCTTCAAAAACTGCTTGTTACCAATGAAGTTGTCGTCCACGAAGAACACATCGCCGCGCCAGCCCCGGGCATACAGGCTGTCGAGTTCGGCAATGATTTGCGGCGCGGTCTTGATGCGCACCCGGTGGCCGAGCAGGGCGGTGACATTGCAGAAATCGCAGTTGAACGGACAGCCTCGCGAAAACTGGATGCTCATGTTGGCATAGCGCTTGAGATCCAGCAGCTTCCACAGGGGTTGTAAACGGGAATAAAGCTTGAAATGGACGTATAGGGGTGAAGAGGGGTGGAGAGGGATGAAAGCTTGGTGGATACGTCAGGGAAAAACGAGGGGCGGGCCGGAGAAACGGACGCTCCTTTTACGTGTCGCGGTGAGGCGTTATGAAACGTAGAAGAAGGTGTCGCAAGCCGTGCATGTGGCCGAGGTGAGGGTGGCAAGATGATCGCGAATCAGGGGAACCTGGCAGCCGGGGCATACCGGGTTAGACGCCTTGCGCTTGACGGTCGGGTGGGTGCTGACGGCAGGCTTGTGAACCGTGCGCTTGCGAGGGGGAGACTTCAGCTTCTGATGGAAGGCGACGTGCGCCTGGTCTTCAAGCTTGCGAATCCGATCCTCCAGGACCCGCAACGCAGCACACCCCCCGCCCTCCTTCTGATGATGGCATGCCGCATCGTCAGTCTTATTGGTCCCGCTCATTCAGTTCCTTCCATGCTCGCCAACCATGCGGCGGTATCTGTCTTTAAAAATGAGAGACCCTCGAATAGGTGTTTCGGTTTGCGTTTGTAATCAACGTCACGACGTCGCTGTCGATTGTGAGTGCGGCCGGTTCTGTCAGCGACGGCGGAGGGGATACTTTTCCGCTCAGTCTGAGCGAGCGAGCCTCGTCCAATTCTAAAGGGGACAGGGCTATATCGAGGTATTGGTCAAAGGGTGGATAAGGCAGGCCAAACAAGCTGAACTTTGACCAGGCCGGAGAGTCCCTTTTTGCCATCATACGACGATCTTCGCCGACAAAAAGCCCGCCAGCCAGTTGCCACCGCATAGCAATCTCGTCCATTCGAGACGGGGAAGAATCAACTCTTAACCAGCCGTAGGGCCAGTCGTCAACAATCTCTCGGTCTGACTCGTATGTTCTCCAGTTTCGTAGAAATGAACAACTGGCTGTCAGAGCGCACCTGAAGCGGAACGGTTCTATTACATCCCTGATGGGCGCGCAGTCTGAAGAAAAGTAATGCGCACGCATCCGTTGCTCAAAATTGATGACATCGTTACGAACGCTATCCCCCGAGATCGCCTTATCCCTTAACTCAACTATTCGCCCGTTAATGGTTGCCAAAACCTCAGCGCAAGAACTGCCTAGTCTCATGAATTAAGCTCCTTTCAGGTGTCTATGCTGTGCGCCGCTTGCCACCATTTTTTGTCGCGGGTTGGGCGGGGGCACCAGCGTTCGATAGACCCAACAAGTAGTCGGTGGACACACCGAGTATCCTCGCTATTCGACATAGAGTGTTTAGATCTGGTTCGCGTCGATTCGTCTCATAGTGGCTATATACCGCTTGCTTCAAGCCAAGCGTCTCGGCAAAAGATGTCTGGTTGGCGTCTCCCCTAAGCTCCTTGAGGCGTTGTGAAAAAAGGCTCATAAATAATACAAATCGTGTTGACGACTGATAATGCACAATGTATTATCCGCCTCGTTGACACGAAACAGAGTCAAGAAACAGTAACACAACGGGCGATAGGAGGCAAACCATGCAAGTTGTAGAGAAGAAAGTGAAGGTGGCTGTCGGGCTGAACGAGATGGCCCGGCGGCTGGGGTGCTCGCGAGGGCACCTCTCGCTCGTGATCCACGGGCACCGCAAGAGCGGACGCCTGGAGAAGCGGCTGAGAAACATGGGCTTCGCGATGAAGGAGGCGGTATGAAGCAGCAGCGGTTCGGACTGAGGGTCTGCCAGTGCGGCGGGCGGGCGGCGTGGCAGGCTGTCAAGGAACGCACGCGCGGGCGGCCCACGGCGCAGGCGGAGCGGCTGGCGTGCCCGCTGTGCGGGAACGCGACGGCGCCGGCGTCCTCCAGGGAGCGGCTGGCCGGGGAGTGGAACTCGGCGGGCTGGTGCGGGCAGGGTCCGTCCGCCAGGGTATACGAGCCGTTCGGGCCGGAGTGGCGGGCGATGACGATGCGGATGAAGAAGCCCGACCTCGTGACGCTCCTGGCGGACCAGTGCAGGGGCGGCCTCGCGATGGAGAAGACGGTGCGGGAGCAGCGGGCGGTGATCGACAAGCTGCAGGTGTGGCGAACCCGGCGGGAGCTGGCGGCGGTGATCGACCGGCTGGTGCAGCGCGGGGTCGTGGCGAAGGCGGACGCGGCCGGGGCTAAGAGAAAGTTAATGGCTAATGGTTAAGAGTTAATAGTGAGGAGGTGCGGGATGAAGCGAGCGGGCGGGAAAGTGACGTGGATGCTGGAGTTCGACGGGCGGTTCGAGACGGCGGTCCGGGACGGGCTGAAGAGGCAGACGGTGCGGCGCTGCCACATCGTGGAGCCGGGAGACACGCTGCGCCTGGCGGGCGCGGACACGGGCCGCGTGTTCGGCGAGGTGACGGTGGCGCGGGTGCGGCGGATCGTGATACTCGCCGTCAAACTGGCCTTGCGGCCTGACAGGCTGACCGCGTTCCAGGCGCGCATAGACGGCAAGGAGCTCAGCGAACAGGAGTTCGACGCCTTTGCCGGAAACGACGGGTTCGCCAGTGCGGACGAGATGGTCAAATGGCTTGAAGATCACGGCAAGTTCAAGCGGGGAATCTTCGACGGGCAGGTCATCGAGTGGTGAAAGGGGGCGGCATGCATCTGCAACAGACGACATTGTTCGGGGTGCGGGGCGAGAGGTTCCTGATCAAGAAGAGCGCGCCGATCGCGCGGGCGGGGAAAACGCCCGACGCCGAACGCCCAACGCACAACGCCCAAGTGGAGAGGGCCGAGACCATGTGGTGGAAGTGCCTGGACTGCGGTCACAAGTGGCGGGACCTGCGCGAGTGCAAGGGCGTGTGCCGGAGCGGCTGCCCGGCGTGCAGGTCGCGAAACATCATGGATTGCAACATCGGGTCGGCTGGGGAAGCGCCTCACGGCGCCACTACGAACGTAGAACCCAACGCGCAAATGGTGACGGCGGAGGACGCGTGCGCCGGGTGCCTGAAGGTCGGGGTGGAGAACTGCCTCGTGTGCATCGAGAGGGACGGGGGAACGCCGAACGCCGAACGCCCAACGCCGAACGCCGAACGGGGTGAGGCCACGTGGTGCGGGACGCTGATGCTGCTGGCACTGGCCGCGGCACTGATCGCGGCGGCGGGGCTGATCGGACGGCACGGCGGTGGAATCGAGGTGCGTTGGATCGCGGAATATCCGGATCCGGTGTGCGAGCGGTGCGGGAAGGTTCTTGACGGGGCACATAACGAATGCGTTGAGGAGGGGAACTGATGATCTACGTATTGAAGATCGGGTATCTGAGCTTCGCGTTTCCGACGAGCCGCGGGCTGCAGACGGTGATGGACACGCTCGGCAAGGCCCGCGAGCTGAAGAGAGGTTACATGCCCGGGCTGGACAAGCCCGAGGAGATGGAGCTGGAGGACGAGCCCGTGGCCGTGAGCATGCACTGCGTGAACGGGGTGTCGTTCGTGAGTGGCGCGAAGAAGAGCCGGCGCGAGGTGATTGAGCCGGAGGTGATGCCGAGGGAGCGGTGCAAGTGGCAGGATGAGTTCGCCGAGTTCGCCGAGTCCGGCGCCGTGCTGGCGACGCGTCCCCAGGCCAAACGGCCGGGCGTGTTTTCGGGTGACGGCAGCGGCCGGCTGCTGCCGCAGTTTGAACGGATGCTTTTGGAGGGAGGAAAATGAAGAGGACACATGTCACAAGGAAGAACGCTTGCGCCCACGCGGACGCCAGCGGTCGGTGCGCGAACCCGGAAAGCAACGGGCAGGGCTCGGCGTGCCGCGGGTGCGAGGATTTCAGGGAGAAAGTAATGGGTAAGAGGGAAGAGGTAACAGGCGCTTCGCGGGCCTGCGGGCACGCCGGACGCGACGGAAAGTGCCTGCGGCCGGAGGCGTTCTACATCATGTGCGTGGGCCTCAAGTGCAAGGACCATCCGGAGAACGCTCAACGTTCAACGCCCAACGCTCAACTCTCAACGAAGGGAGAAGGACATGAACGCGATAACGGAGTACAGGAGGCCGGGGGCGAGGTACAGGGCGGAGGCGTCGGCGGGGCCGTGGCGGATGCTCGGCGGGTGGCACCGGAACGCGGACGGGAGCTGGAGCGCGGTGTACGCGATGCGGGCCCGGAGGCCGAAGCGGGCGAGAAGGGCGACGGTGTTCCGGTCGGAGGGGGCGTGGGTGTGGGAGGTCGCGGAGTTCGACCTGGCCAGCCGGAGGGTGAAGCGGATTGTGAACCGGTCGGCGCGGGGGCTGTGGTACGTGGCGGCCGCGGCGGCGTTCCCATGGGCGGACGCGGCGGCGAGGACGTCCGACTGAAGTCGGAAGTAATAGGTAAGAGGGAAGAGGTAATAGGTTCTTCGCAGGCCTGCGCGTACGCACGGGAAGGTGATGAACTGCCGGACGTGACGGTGGAGGAAATCGTAAGCGGTTATCTGAACGCGGTTAGCGGGGTGCTGGCGGTGGTCCGGTTCGGCGCGATGATGCTGGTTAAGGAGAGCTGTCTGGACCTTAAGACAGGTCAAACGCATCCGAACCAGCACAGCGAAGAAACCCTGAAAGGGTGGCTTGCCGGCAACGTTCCGGACGTGAACTACAAGACGGCGATGGGGTTCAAGGGCACGGCGGGCAAGGTGTGCGAGGTGCTGGGCGTCTCGCCCGGCGTGCTGCTGCGCTCGCTGAACCCGGACCCGAAGGCGCTGCCGGACGAGCCGGACTGCGACGCGCTGATCGCGTGCCGGGACCGCCTGCTCGACATCGTCGCGGGGAAGAACAGCGTGAACGCGCTGGTGCTGTGGCTGAAGGGGCGCACGCCGGACATGCTCGAGGACGGGAAGGCTGCGGAGGAGACGGGCAAGGCGGACGAGCTTGCCCTGGACGCGGCCAGGAAGTTCGGCCGGGTCGCCTCGAACGCGCTCAAGTGCCTGGACGGGCGGCAGCGCAACGCGATGACGAAGGCGCTGGCCGGGGCGCTGAGGGAGGCGCTGGGGCTGAAGGGGCTGGCGTGGCTGGCGAAGGTGCTGGAAGAGGCGGAAGGGTAGGGAGAATTTAGGAGTTAGGATTTAGGATTTAGGAACGAGAGGAGGCGGGCATGGCGGTGTGGACGGACTACAGGGCGGCGGCGAACATGGCCGAAAAATTGGCGGTCGGGCTCGACCGGAAGGGCATGGACTACGATGCCGAGCTGATGCGCCTGCTGGACAAGGGGGGCCTGACGGCGACCTGCTTCAATCCGGACTGCATCCGCTGCAGGCGGCCGGTCGCCGTGTCGATGTTTGCTAAGGAGGATTTAACATGATGCGCAAAGTGGACGCGGAGGGGGCGCTGGCGGTGGCGCACAGCTATCTGGCGGACGGCATGAGCGAGGGGTTCGCGGCCAAGGCGGCGGGCATCTCGCTGGCGACGTTCAGGCGGTGGCAGGCGCGGGCGGCGGCGGGCAAGGCGCTGAAGGACTACTCGGGCAGCGGCCGGCCGGCGAGCTGCGAGGTCGGCGAGGCGGACGCGGCGGTGCTGCGCTCGTACGTGCTGCGGGCGAACGCGGGGCGGCGGCGCGTGAGCGCGTCGGGCGGGTGCAGGATCGCGGCGATGGATCCGGAGAGCGGGCTCAGCGAGGCGCTGCGGGCGGCGATCCTGAAGCCGAGGGCCGACCCGTCGGCGCTGCCCAGGCCGGTGCTGCAGGCGGTGCGCGGGGTAAGCGCGCCCGCGGTGGTCGGGCGCTACCGCGACAGCCGGGACGGCACCAGCAACGGGCTGTACCTGCCGGGCTACCTGCGCTGCCCCGAGGACGCGATCCACCGCAAGTACCGCCCGATGGAACGGGTGAGCTGGGACGACGGCAGCACGAACTTCCAGTTCTGGGTGCCGTGGGAAAGGGGCGGGGACAAGTGCAGCGACCGGTTCAAGGTCCGGCTCGTGCGCGGCCAGATGCTGGCGTGCATCGACTCGGCGAGCTGGCTCTGCACGCACTACCGGTTCGTGATCCGCGAGCGGGACAGCTACACGGGGGGCGACGTGTGCGCGGCGCTGCTCGGGGCTTGGCAGGCGCACGGCGTGCCGGACGCGACGGTGATGGAGGCGCACTGCTGGCAGTCGGAGCGGGTGCTGGACTTCATGCGGCGGGCGGGCACGGAGCTGGTTGACGCCTCGGGGCGGCCGCACCAGAAGCTGGTGGAGCGGTGGTTCGGCCGGCTGTGGACGGCGCACGCGGCGCTGTGTCCGGACGGGCACATCGGGCGGTTCCGGGGGGAGACCTGGAAAGAGAGCAAGGAGGCGCAGGCCTGCCGAGAGGGGCGGCTGGATCCGCGCAGGGCGTTCCCGGCGATGACTGAGTTTCTGTCCGGCCTGGACCGCGCGGTGGACATCTGCAACCGGACGCCGGTCGTCAGCCGGACGTACGGGAACTGGACGCCGTCCGAGCGGTTCGCGGCGGAGGAGCCGGCGGGGCACCGGCTGCCGTCCGGCCTGGAGCGGATGGCGCTGCCGGTGATCGCCGAGCGGACGGTGAAGCGCGGCGGCATGGTGATGGTTCCGGCGGCCAACGCGGCGGGCGTGGACTGGGAGTTCGCCTTCGCCGTGGCGGACGGGCACAAGTGGGACGGGGCGCGGGTGAGCGTGGCGTTCGACCCGAGCTTCCCGGAGCGCGGCGCGGACGTGCGGCTGCTCGGAAAGCAGGCGCACGGGCCGGACTTCCTGCCGGTGGACCCGGCGGCGGTGAGCATGGGTCCCGCGCCGGTGATCGACACGGCGGGGCCGGCGTGGTCGCTGCGGTGGTTCGACAGCCGGGAGCAGGGCCGCGAGGCCAAGGCGGCGAGCAGGGCCGCGGTGCTGAGCGTCGGCCGGAGCGCGGACGCGAGAGGGAAGATGCGGGAAACGCTGAACGCCGAACGCCCGACGCCGAACGCCGAAGTGAAGAAGGCGGCGTCGAAGGCGTGGCCGGAGAAGCCGGCGGACGCCGGGGAGCTGACGGATTTGTTCGCGTGAGGCGCGGAAGAAGGCTGTTAGGCTGAAGGCTGTTAGGCTGTGAGGCCGAAGAGAGAAACACAACGGAAAGAGGGTGACACGATGAACGGTGACGGAGTGAAGAGATACTGGGACGAGGCGGCGCGGCGCGGGCTGTCGCTGCGGGCGGCGGCGCGGGCTGCGGGCATGGAAGCGTCGACGCTATGCCGGGCGCTGAAGGGCGCGTACGCTGGGGACGTGGCGGAGGTGGAGGCGAAGTGCGCGCGGGCGCTGGACGCGATGGCGGGGCCTGCGGTAATCCAGACGAGCGTGGTGGCCGGGTGCCGGGCGGTGTGCGCGGCGGCGTTCGCGGCGCGGGAGGTCGGCATGGTGTGGGGGCCCACGCAGTGCGGCAAGACCACGGCGCTCATGCAGGTCTGCCGCGAGAACGGCGAGTACCGCATGTTCCGCTTCCCCGCCACGGCGGGGATACCGCTCCTGGCATCCGAGATCGCACGGGCGTACGGAGTATGGGAAGACGGGCTTTCTTTCGGAAAGTGCAGGCAGCGGATATTGGAGACTGCCAGGGACACGCTGCTCATCGCGGACGAGGTGCATGAGGCGTTCGTCGCCTATGGCCAGCAGGCCACGACATTGGCGCTTGAGTTTGTCCGCGAGATCTACGACCGCACGGGCTGCGGACTGATGCTGTGCGGCACGGACGCGATGCCGCGCAATATGCAGAGCGGCCGATATGCGCCCGTGCTGGCGCAGACTGCGCAGCGCGGTATCTTCCGCAAGGCGTTCGGAGCGCGCCCGCCGTGGCGCGACGTTACGGCGGCGGCGCGGCACCACGGCATCGGCAAGGAGCTCGACGAGACCGCCGCCAAGCAGTGGCAGGCGCGGCTCAAGGGCATGAGCTTCGGGGCCGTGTGCCGGCTGCTGCGGTCGGCGGAGCACATGGCGGGCAAGCGGAACCGGCCGATGGGCTGGGAGCGCGTCGGCGAGGCGCTGGCCACGCTGGACCAGTTCGCCGCCGCCGAATAGAGGGGAGTTAAGAGCTAAGAGTTAAGAGCTAATAGTTGGAACTGAAAGGAGACGCGATGAAGATCACGATCAAGAGGAAGGGCGGCCGGGTCTGCACGAAGATCACGGCGGAGACGAAGCGGGATCAGAAGATCCTGGCAAAGGGCATCAGGAAGGGGCTGGGCATCGTTGCGAAGGATCAGAAAGGAGGCGATGGCAAATGAGCGAGGCGAAGAAGATCCCCGAGGGGTACATGGAGAACGGGCTGGGGCACCTGGTGCCCGTGGCGAACGTGACGGCGCTGGACGTGCTGCGCGACGAGACGGTGCGGCGGCTGGTCGAGAAAGCGGAACTGGTCGGCCGGGCCGTGGCGGAGTTCCGGGAGCGGGCAGCGGCGGACGTGACGACGTTCTGCGATGTGAGCGCGGGGTCGTACGGCGCGGAGATCGGCGGCGAGAAGGGCAACGTGACGCTGACCTCGTACGACGGAAGCATGAAGGTGGTGCGGTCGCGGGCCGACGAGATCACGTTCAGCGAGGAGGTGCGCGTCACGCGCGAGCTGTGCTTCCGCTGCATCGAGAAATGGAGCCAGGGCGCAAACGCCAACCTCGCCACGCTGGTGCGCAAGAGCTTCGAGACGGACAGGGACGGGCACCTCTCCGCGTCGAAGATCCTGAGCCTGCGCTCCTACGAGATCACCGGGGACGCGGACTGGGACGCGGCGATGGCGGCGCTCGACGGCGCGATCCAGGTGATCGGCTCGCGGCAGTACGTGCGGTTCTACCGCCGCGGCGCGGACGGCAAATACGCGCAGGTCGGCGTGGACTGCGGGAAGGGGGGCGCATGAGAACGAGCTGGGGCGACCTCGTGAGGGCGAAGCTCGGCATGACCGCGAAGGACATGTTCACTCCGCGCGAGGCCGCTCAACTGTTGGGCATCAGCGCGACAAAAGCGTGGAAGGACATCTGCGCCGGCATGCTCCCGGCAACCGACCTGAACGGCGGGAACAGCAAGATCAAATGCTGGCGCGTCACGAAGGCCGACATCGGCGAATATGTGGCAAGGGTCGAAGATCGGGCGTGATTGAGTTTCAACAGGACGGAAGTCCGGAAAGGATGAGAGCGATGAGCTACGAGACCATGAAGAGAGTGATGGCGGCACTGGCCGGAGTGGCCGAGGCCGTGGGCAACCTGCGGGCTTTGTTCCCGGCGGGGTGCGACATCGTGGACGAGGTGGCGGAGAAAGTCACCGAGGTGTCCGACCATGTGCTGGAGTCGGCGATGCTGGGCGATGTCGGGAGTCCGGAGCGGACGGGGAAGGAGGACAAAACGCTCAACGTTCAACGTTCAACGCCCAACGCTCAAGTGAAGAAGGAGACGGCTACCGCTCCGAAGGCGAAGAAGGGGCGCGGCGGCAGACCGAAGAAGGCGGCGCAGTTGGCGGTCGTCGCGGCAAAGGCAGGAACGCCGAAGGAAGGCCCTTACGGGTCCACTGCGATCATGGACGATCCGGTCACAGCGGAGAAACCGGCGCAGGTGATGCGGATTTGCCCGGACTGCGGCGGGAGCTACCTGCGCACGGGCAACAGCCAGAAGCGATGCAAGGCTTGCGGCGACGCCAAGACTCGCGAGGCGCAGGCGGCGTGGAAGCGGGACAAGGCAACTGCCGGCGAGGATAAGGACGGGCGCCTGGCGCGGATCAAGGCGGCGAACGAGCGGCTCGACAGGATACCGGAGCCGGAAGAGGGAGACGGGCGGAAGGACTGAGCGGACGACATTTGTCTGAGGCGCACACGCGGACCGGGGAAACCCGGCCCGCGTTTTTTTTGTGTTTATTGTTCGTTTTGTTCGCGCGTGCGCACGCGCCTGCGAAGGCCAATATATATTTCGCGGCGTCATCGGCACTCCACTCGCCGGGCTCCGCGCTTACCCGGCAACCGAAAGACCGTACGGTCGAAGCGCACCTTACGAAAGGACGCGCGCATGGAAATGTCGGAAACGGGACTGGCGGTCAGCGGCGGTGCCGTCGGCGTGATCGGGGCGGTCGCCACGGCTTTCATCCGGGCGCGGCTGCAGGGCCGGGGCAAGGGAATGCCCGAGCGGGTGCGGGTGGAGCCGGACCCTTTGCGCGTGGAGTTGCAGGAGACCTACGCGACCAAGGACGAGTTGCGCGGCCTGGAGGAGCGCTTCGAGCGCAAGTTCGACAAGACGCTGGAGGCGATACGCCTGGACTTCACGGAGCTGCGCAAGGACATCAAGGAAAACGACGAGAAGGCCGAGGCGCGCTCGGTGGCCACGCACCGGCGCATCGACTCCGTGAAAGACCTCTGCGCCCAGCGGGGAAGGAGCTGCAAGTGAACAACTACTCTGAGATCAACCGGCGGCACTGCCTGGAGGTGCTCGATTTGCACGAGGGCGTGGACACGGAGGAGCGCGACGCGGCGGCGCAGGTGCAGGCGCTGCGGCCCAGCGCGACAAGGGAAGAGGTGGCGGACGCGCTGGCCTGGCTGCGGACGATGGGCTTCGCCGAGCGGCGCGAGAAGCCGCTGGCCGGCACGGTGTGGCGGATCACGAAAGAGGGCACGGCGGCGCTGCGGTCGCTCTGAACCGGGTAATAGGTTTTAGGTAATAGGTGATAGGTTTCGGATTATGGCGAACGGGCGCAAAGTAAGGTGCGATCGGTGGGACGCGAAGGCGAGACTGACGGAAGATCAGGTCTGGCGCGCGTACGACGTGTTCGGCCGAAGCCACTGGGTCGAGTTCCTCGCCTGGGCCGGTAACGAGCTGCCCGGCGTCAAGATACCCTCGCGCAACTCGATGTACGAGTGGTACGACGACCTGAGCGCGAAAGAGGCCGCGCACCGCGTAAAGCAGGCTGGCGACGCCCGCAAGGAGATCGGCGAGCTGGCCGAGACGGCCGCGCTGGACGCGGAACTCGTGGCCGCCTACAAGAGCATGGGGGCCAAGGCCGCGCTGCTGGGGAACAAGGCCGAGGCCGTGGCGCTGACGAAGATGGCGCTGGGGCTGGCCGACCGGCAGGTGGACGCCGCGAAGCTGGCCCGCGAGCTGGCGGCCGAGCGCCGGGCGCGCGCCGCCGGCGAGGAGGCCGAGGCGCTGCGCAAAGAGGTCTCCGAACTCAAGGCCGCGCTGTCCGACGCCGGCAAGGTGAACAGGGCCGACCCCGCCGCCGTCGCGGCCGAGGTCGACAAGCTGCTCGGGAGGAAGCCGCAATGAACGTCGCAACGTCAGCCAGCCCCGACCGCAGCTATTTCCTGCCCTACCAGGAGCGCTGGATCAACGACGACGCGCAGCTCAAGTTCGCGGAGAAGTCGCGCCGCGTGGGCTTCACCTACGCCTCGTCGTACCGGATGTTCCAGAAGTGCATGCGCCGCGGGCGGGGCTTCACGCAGTGGGTCTCCAGCCGCGACCAGTTCACAGCCCAGGAGCTGATCCGCGACTACGTGGCCAAGTGGTGCGCCCTGGCGAACGTCGCGGCCAAGGGCGTCTACGGCGACAACGTGCAGGTGTTCGACACCGACAAGGACATCAAGGCCTTCGTGTGCGAGTTCCCCAACGGCTCGCGCATCGTCTCGCTCGCATCCACGCCGGAGGTATTCGCGGGCAAGGGCGGCGACGTGTTCCTGGACGAAGTCGATTTGCACAAGGACCCGGGCAAGCTCATCGACATGGCGATGCCCTGCATCATGTGGGGCAACCAGCTCGAGGCCGTCAGCGCCTACGCCGTCAACGGCACCAAGGACACGCCCTGGGCCAAGATGATTACCCTGGCCAGGGGCGAGAACCCGCAGGGCGCGAGCCTCCACCGCGTGACCATCGACGACGCGATCGCGCAGGGCATCGTCGAAAAGATCAGCGAGGCCTCCGGAAAGAGCATGACTCGCGACGGGTTCCGAGCCAAGATGCGCGCCCTGTGCCGCACGACAGCCGCGTGGGAGAGCCAGTTCCTCTGCGTCGTGCAGGACGCGGGCGGCAGGCTTATCCCCGTCTCCAAGATCGTGCCCTGCGAGATGCCCCCCGCCGAGCTGTCGCTGCTGGTGGCGCGCTACCCGTCGGCCCCGCGCTTCGGCGGCTACGACGTGGCCCGCCGGCTGCACGCCAGCGCCTGGCACGAGTACGCCCTGATCGGCACCGGCCTCTATATGGCCGGCCGCCAGACCTGGCACGGCGCGGACTTCGACAGCCAGGAGGCCTGGATCGGCGCACGCATGACGGACGCGGGCCGGCCGCGCGTCGCCCGCATGGGCATGGACGCCACGGGCATGGGCATGCAGATGGCCGAGCGCATGGCCAGGAAGTTCCCGGGCCGCGTCGACGAGGTGAACCTGGAGAGCCACCGCCGCACCGAGCTGTGCGTGATGCTGGCCGACCGCTTCGAGCGGCAGCGCATTTTCGTGCCGCAGGACGACCAGCTCCGCGCCGACCTCTCCGGCCCCGTGCGCGGCGCGGCGGCGAACGGCGCGCTGCGCATCGTCGTGCCGGCCTTCGACTACAAGGACGAGGACGGCGAGACGCAGACCTCGCACTGCGACGAGTTCATGGCGGCCGTGCTGGCCAACGGCGCGGCGGACGCCGGGGCGTCGCTGGGCAACGGATCGTCCGCGCGTCCGCCGGCGTCGGGCCGCGCCGAGCGCGGAAGGAGGGTCGCGTAATGAGGATCCCGTTTTTCAACTGGGACGTCACGTTCAAGCGGTCCCCCGCTTTCGGAGCGTCCCGCGCGACGTCGGCCATCGCGTCGCGCTCGGACCCGCTGCGCTTCCTGGAGCCGGACCGGCTCGCCCGCGCCATCCAGTCTTTCCGCAACGGCTACCTGCGCGAGATGGCGGACATCATCGACGCGCTGGAGGAGCGCGACGACACCACGCGCAGCGCCTCGCGCAAGGCGTTCGCGGCGGCCTCGCGCTGCCCGCACCGCGTCCTGGTCAGGGAGGGCGAGGAGCGCAACCCGCGCGCCAAGCTGCACAAGGACATCCTCACGCGCTTCTGGGGCAAGGTCGAGGTGCGCGACGAGTTCGCCCGCAACGCCTCGGGCGGGATGCGGGCGCTCAAGAAGGGCATGGCCATGGCGCTGTCGCGCTACTGGTCCGTCCACGAGATCACCTGGACGCCGTGCGCCTCGGGCGAGCTGCGGGCCACGTTCTGGAAGACGCCGCTCTCGCGCTTCGAGAACCGCACGGGCACCCTGCGCTTCCTGGAGAGCGAGGGCAGCGTGGAGGGCCGCGCCCTGGAGCCCGGCGGATGGCTCATCGCCCAGGGCGACGGCGTGGGCGTGGCGGCGGCGGTGGCCGCGGTGAGCAAGCGCCTCTCGCTGCAGGACTGGCTGCTCTACTCCGAGCGCTGCGGCCAGCCCGGCGTCCACGCCAAGACCGACGCCACCCCCGGCTCGCCGCAATGGGACGCGCTGCTCCAGGACCTCAACGGCCTGGTGCGCGACTGGAAGCTCCTGACCGACAAGGGCGTGGATATCACCCCCGTGCCGCTCTCGACGCCCGGCACCCTGCCCTACCCCGAACTCATCGCCCGCATGGACCGCGCGATCGCCAGCCTCTACCGCGGCGCGGATTTGAGCACCGTGTCCGGAGGCGACGGCGGCGACGTGGGCGCCAGCCTGCAGGGCGACGAGACCGACATCCTGGACTCCGACACCTGCGAGATGATCTCCGAGGCCCTGCAGCGGCAGGTCGACCCCTACGTGATCCGCTGGACCTGCGGAGACGGCGAGCCGCTGGCGGGCGTCAGCGTGTCGCTGCCCGAGCGTCCCTTCACGGCGCTCGACCTGCAGGCCGACGAGACGCTGCTCAAGCTCGGGGCGCGGCTCAGCAGGCGGCAGGCGCTCCAGCGCTACGGCCGCACCGAGGCGGCGGACGACGAGCCCGGCGACGCCCTGCACGCCCCCGAGGCGCAGGCCGCGGCCGGCTCGGTGCTGCCTCCTTTAGGCGCACCGCTGCCCCACGAGAAAAGCACGGCCGCGCTGGAGCAGACGGACGACGCGTCCTACGAGACGGCCGCGCTGGAGGCGCTCACAGCGGCCCGCGCGGGCGGGCTGGAGAAGCTCGCCGACATGCTGCTGGAGGCGCTGGACGCCGGCGACGAGGCGGCCATGAAAGCGAAGCTGCAGGCCGCGTACGACGCGCTGCCCGCGATGGCCGAAGATCCGGAGGCGGACAAGGCGGCCGCCGGCCTGGCAGGGAGAATCCTGCTCGGCGCGGTCAAACAAGGACGGGAGCAGGCGGGTAAGAAGTAAAAGGTAAGAGGGGATAAGTTGAAGATGAAAATCGCGAACATCATTTCAGTGGCGCACGAGATGCCGGAAGGGGCGCAGCAGCCGGATGAGATCCCGGTGCCCTACGGCCTCCGGAAGACGTCGGCCATGGGGCCGCAGGTCGGCGAGATCGACGAGGAGTTCACCCGCCACGGGGCCGACGCGATCGCGGCGGACCTGGCCGCGCGCAAAGGCCAGAAGGGCTTCAAGGGTTACCCGGTCTACCAGGGCCACCCGGACGCTCCGGCCCCGATCGGGAGCAAGTACCCGAACAAGGCGGCGGTCGGCTGGATCACGGCCGCCGTGCCCGGCGAGACGGCGGCGGTGTTCCACGTGCGCTGGCTGGCCAACCCCGGCGAGGGCTTCAGCCACTTCTCGCCCTACTGGGGAGGTACCTTCGATAATTCCAAGAAGCTGCTCATTGTGACGAAGTTCAAGTCGCTGGGCCTGACGAACGACCCCGACTACGACGATATGAGCCTGCCCCACGAAGGGGGCGGCGACGATCAACCCGCCGGCACGCCGGCACAACCCAACAAGGAGAAACGCATGGACCTCAAAGCCATCGCGAAACTTCTCGGCCTGCCCGAGACGGCGACCGAGGAGGATATCAACGCGGCGATCGGAGCGGCCCTGAAGGCCAAGACGGACGCCGAGGCGCAGGCCAAGACGGCCGGCGACGCGCAGAAGAGCGCGGAAACCCAGTGCGAGCACGAACGCCAGGCGCACCGCAAGACCATCCTGGACCGCGCGGTCGAGGACGGCCGCATCACCGGCGCCGAGCGCGGCACGTGGGAGGCCCGCCTCTCGCACGAGAAAAGCTTCGCCGGCGAGACCGCCGCGCTGGCAGCCCTCCCCAAGAAGCTCAAGACCGACCCGGCCGCCCTTGGCGGACGGGCCGCGAACGAGAACCGCGACAACGTCATGGCCCTCGCGCACGAAAAGATGAGCGGCGACAAGTCGCTCGATTTCAACGCCGCCTACCTGGCGGTCAAGGCCGAGCGCCCCGACCTGTGGGTTGCCGGCGGAAAGGAAGGGTGAGCCCATGGGCCTGACATATGGAACGCACAAGGGGCCGCTCACCCGCACCGCGGGCGCCGCCATCGAATTCGGGCAGGCGCTCAAAAAGGGCGACGCCGACAACAAGGTCGTGCCGTGCGTCCTGGCGACCGACGTCGCGATCTACGTGGCGGGCGACTCCGCCGCCCTCGGGGATCCTGTCCCCGTGCTGACCCTCGGCTCGGCCGAGACGACGGTGCTTGTGCTCGCCACCGGCGTGATCGGCGTCGGGGACGCCGTGGGCGTGCTCGGCGCGGCCGTGGCGAGCGGCCTGCACATCGGCCGGGCGCTAGAGCCCGCCGTCGCGGGCGAGCTGTTCGAGATCGACCCCACCACCTGCGCCACGCTCTGAGCGCGGAGCCAAGGAAAGAGAGAGAAACGTGAAAGAATCCATGATGGACATCATCCTGCCGCCCGGGGCCGCGCTGGCCCACGGGCAGGTCGCCCTCGCGCACGAGGCCGCGTTCAACGCCGCCTTCCTGTCCGTGGGGCTCACCGGCTACGCCGTGGGCTTCCCCGGCACCGCCGACCTGGTCGCCGAGCTGGCCATGCTGGCTCCGGACGTGACCGTGGCCGACCTGTTCGAGTACCGCGTCGACAACAACGTTGAGGCGTTCCTCACCGAGACGGACGACTCGGACGTGCGCGCCGTCGGCGCTGAGTTCAAGACCGTGAAGACGACCGGCACCAAGGTGACGGCCGCGCTCAAGCACAAGGGCCTGACCAAGCGCCTGGACGTGCGGCAGATCGCAGCCGACCCCCTGGCCAAGGAGAAGGCCGTGGCCTCGCTCAAGGCCCGCCTGCTGCGCGCCGAGATCTTCCGCGCCGCGCAGATGCTGTACGGCGCCGTGACGCCGATCCCGCTGACGTGGGCGACCGGCGACGGCGACACCGACCCGGACACGGACGTGCTGGAGTCCATCGCGGACCAGCTCACGACGGCGGGCTCGCTGTCGAACCGCGTGACGTACACCACCGGCGCCTGGATCAAGCGCGTCAAGGGGCTGCGCATGGTGAACAACGCCGGCGGCTTCGCCAACGCGGGGTTCAGCGAGCAGCAGCTCGCCGACTTCCTGGGCGTGGACAAGGTGATGCGCAGCCGCAGCGCGCGCGCCGTCTCGGCGGCCGGGGCCAAGGCCTCGGTCATCGGCGGCAACCGCGTCTACGTCTACAACGCCCAGGACGCGATCGGCCCCGAGGACCCGAGCAACATCAAGCGCTTCTGCAAGGGGGCGTTCGAGGTCTTCGAGCAGCAGGTGTCCGCCGCGACGGTGGACATCACGGTGGCGCACCTGTCGCTGATCTCGGTGACGAGCACGCTCGGCATCGCGGTGCTCGACGTGGCCTAAGCCATGTGGCGCGAACTCACAGAGCGGGACATCCGCGACGCGCTCTCCGACCGCGAGGTCGAGAGCTACGCGCGCGCCGCCGCCGGCCCCGAGTGGGACCCGGAGGCGGCCGCGCGCATCTGCGGCAAGACGGCCGACACGGTGCGCGGCTACATCGCCACGTCGCCCAGGCGCGTCGCGATGGGGCCGGACCGCACGCTGCCGCCATCCCTGATCGGCCCGGCGGCCGACCACGCCGCCGTCACGCTGCTCAGGCGGATACCGAAAGAGATCCGCAAGGAGCGGCTGGACGCGCGGGCCGAGGCGCTCGACCTGTTCAAGGCCGTGGCCAAGGGCGAGGTGGCGGTCGAGGACTGGAGCGCGGCGGACGCGGCCCCGGTTCCGGCGCGGCGGGTGTCCGCGCTCGCCCCCGGTTCGGGGCGGCAGAGGGCCGGGGCGGCCCAACTGGAGGGTACGCCGTGAGGACAGCCGCGCCATACGTGTTGCAAAGGTGTTGCATTTCGCGCAGGACGCGTCCGGACGCCCGACGCGTGTCATCGCATCCCCCCGCGCCGGCAACGGCGCGGCGGGGCCTTCCCGCCCGTTTCCAGGCGGACGGCCGTCAAGGGGGAATATGACCCACGAAGAGATCCAGAAAGAGGTCGAGACGCTGATCCGGTCCAGGCCGTGGTTCGGGGAGCGCGGCTACGCCCCGGTGCTCGAATCCTCCGGAAGCCTGGACGAGGAGCTGGAGGCGGCGCTCAGGGACGGCGAGGGCTGCGCGATCCTCGTCTCGGTCGGGGCCTTCGACCCGGAGACCACGGACTCCGAGACGGCGGTCGGCGCGCTGGAGGTGCGCTGCGCCGTGGCGGAGAACCCGCCGCTCAACCGCGCCCGCCCCGGCTGGGCGAGCGCCTCGCAGGCCGCCGAGTACCTGGCGTCCTGGCTCAATTTGAAACGGGTCGGCGGGGAGACGCTTTACAAGCCGGCCGTCAAGCCCGACCACACGCCGGAGCTGCTCCGGCACACCGTGACACTCAAACTCAACCACGCGCTGGAAGCGGCGCCGGACAACCAGGAGTAAACCACATGCCAGGCATCACCAGGCAAAGCATCTACCGCGGGCCGGGGAGGCTCACGCTCGGCTCGACCGTCATCGACAACAAGGACGGCATCTCGCTGATCCAGGAGGCCGTCACGGCGGACCTGGGCTCCGACCTCAACGAGTTCCTCGGATCCGTCCAGACCGACCAGAAGGTCAAGGTCTCGCTCACGCCCTACGGCGCGCTGAGCGAGGAGCTGCTCGCCGCGCTCTACCCCGCCGCGTTCCGCACCCCCGCGACCGGCTCCAGCCTTTTCGGCCCGGCGGACGTGCCCTGCACCGTCCAGTCGGCGGCCGGCGTCCTGGTCACGCTCTTCAGCGCGGCCGTGACGGCGCCGCCCGCGCTGACCCTCTCCGCCGCGGCCACCGCCTTCGGCGCCGTGGAGATCACCGCGTCGCTCGCGGACGGAGTCCTGCCCGGAGAGGACAACGCGCTGTTCAAGGCGGAGGCTTCCGCGTGGTCCGGCTCAACCGCCCAGGCGGTACCGCCGACCGGGGCCAAGTACGCGGCCGCGTTCGGGTCGGCCGCGTTCACGGAGACGGCCGCCGGCTTCGCGGCGGAGTTCCAGGTGTCCACCGATCCGGTCGCCTCCGACAACGCGGGCACGGTCGACCTGACAATCAAGGGGGTGCGCGCGTCGTGCAAGTTCAAGCCGCTGGACCAGTCCGAGGCCGCAATCATCGCGCTGCTCGGGCTGAACCGCGCCCGCGGCTCCTGCACGGCCAGCGGGGAGAGCCTGGTGGTCACCGGGACGAACGGCCTGGTGCTGACGCTCTTCAACTGCTCCGTGACGCAGGGGCCGCTGGCCTGGGGCGCCTCGGCGCTGCGGGCCGGGGAGCTGCTCTTCCAGGCGTCGCCCGACCCGTCCACAGGGAAGGTCTTCGACATCGCCTACTCCGACCCCGCGCCGCCCACACCTTAACGTGAGGACACCATGAGAACGATTGCGCTTCTAGCCGCCCTGCTTTTCGCCGCATCCTGCCGCGCCCAGGTGCCCTTCGCCTGGGACGCGGACGCCTCCGCCGCCGCGCCCGGCCGCAAAGACGTCTACCAGGGCGAGACCGTGCCGCTCCGGCCCTCCTGGACGGGCGATGGCGTGCGCACCAACGGCTGGGCGTTCGCGCTGCTCTGGCAGACCAACGGCATGGGGGGCGCGTGGTGGTCCGATACGGCGGACGCCTTCACCTGGAAGCCCTCGCGCGACTGCGGTGCGGACCGCTACACGCTCTTCGTCCGGGCCGTCGCGCCCGGGGGCGGGGTCAGCTACCGGGCCAACGCGCTCTTCCGGATGCTGCCGTCGCCCGGGTTCGCCCCGGCCGCGCTGCCGTCTCCGGATCTCTACCCGGACCTCGCCGCCCGGCTCGCGCCGTACATGGCGGCCTATACGCAGGGCCTCGCGCTGGCCTCCGGCGTCACGAACGAAGCCGCTGTGCGCGCATCGGCCGACAGCGCCCTGCAAATGCAGATCACATCGCTGGCCGAAAGCGGCACGGTCACCGGCGGCGTGATCGCGGCCGGATCGGCGGCTGACACGGCGGTGTGGCGCGACTCGGCCGACAGCAACCTGTTCGCCAGGCTGGAGAACGGGGCCGGAACCGTTTACCGGGTTTCGGACGGCGTTCAGACCAACGCCGTCTGCACGCTCATGAACGGGTTCGGAATCGCCGTCGCCCATGCGATGATCTCTCCGGAGCACGTCGTCTACTCCGCGCCGCCCAACACCATGCAGATGATCGGCGGTAACTGGTCGATCGTCTATGACCCGGACAACATCGGACTGTGGCAGGTCAACAACTCATCGTTCCAGGCGTGCTGGCAGGCGTTCGCTCCGGATCAGCCGCTTCCGATCACCGCATACCCGACCGATGGCATCAACAGTCTGGTCGGGACTGCGGTGTTCACATACCAATCGGTCGCGGTCCCGAACGCCGTCACCAATCCCGTCGCAACCTTCGCCTACGCGGGAGACGTCATCTCCTCCACCAATGACCTTTGGCAGGCCATCGTCGCGCTGCGGGCGCAGTCCGGAGCGGCGTCCTCTAACCTGGTAGCGGCGACCAACTACATCATCCGCACCTACCTGATCAGCTCCAACGCGTGGATCACGGCCAACTTCATCAACCGGACGGTCGCGGTGTCGCTCGTCTTGGCGAACGGCGCGACGAACACCGTGACCGTCGGCGGAAGTCAGAACTCGATAGACCCGCAGGCTACCAACCTGCTGTGGCTCGCGCTCGGCGCGGGGATCGCCGCGAAGGCGGACAAGGCCTGGGGCAAATACGCCCCGGACGGCGGCGCCAACCCGGACCCCGCCTACATGACTTTCCTCAACGCCCCGGCCACGGTGTTCGGAAGCGGGTGCTCCTGGTCGACCTGCGGCACCTACGCCGCGCTGTCGTCTTCCGGCACCGTCGCGTTCAACAGCGGGTCGAACGGCGTGTTCTCGATCGGGCCGGACTCGACCAACCGCTTCGGCTACACGGCCGGCGGCAGCGTGTTAGTCGGCGCCGTGCCCCTCTCGCTGCGCACACAGGGGGCGGGGACGCCGGACGGCTACGCCTGGATCGATTACGAATATTCCGGAGGCGACTTCCCCGTACTCTGGTTCGCCCCGTCGCTGTCCGTCGATTTTCAGACCGTGGAGTCGGCCGTCTGGACGGACAATAACGACGGAACCGCGACGGCGATCGCCCCGGCCGCTTCCGCGGGTGGCTTCTTCAAGGCGACGACGGCGGCGGCGGCGGGCGTCGTTTTCTTCTCAGCCATGCCCGCCCGCTTCGACGGCGGCGTCTTCGGCTCGCCCCACGCGTTTCCGGTCAAATATGACTCAACCATCACCATCACTTCCGGCGGACGCACCTACAGGGTGCCAGCCGAACTCGCGGACTAGGAGGCCAGATGATGCACAAGGAGTCAATCGCGCTGGCCGTTCTCTGGTCCCTGCCTCTTCTGGCTTACTCGCTGGGAGGGCTGGCCCGCACGCTCGCCGCGCTCTGGCGGGGGCGCGGCACGCACGGCACCTTCTTTATTTTGCTGTCGGTTGCGGCCGCTTTCTACGCGTATCCGTCGTCCGCCCAGAAGGGAGGAGGGGGAACCAACACTCCGCCGCCCGCAGTCAGCGGCGCGTCTTCCGTCACCGTCCAGTTTTATTTTGAGTCGCCGTCCGCGCGCATGTGGCCCATCGGCTCGGAAATCAGGAGGATTGACCCGTGAGCATCCGCGCACCTGTTTGTTTTATTTGGCTGCTTGTGACATTGTCTGTCTTCTCCGCGGCCGAAGTCCCCTCCCGCCGCCTGGCCAGGCAGCTTCCGCCCGCGGCCGCCGAATCCGCCTCGCTGCGCAGCCGCCACAACGATGCAGTCAAGGGCCTGTTAGCGGCGCTGGGCCTGGATACCGGAGAGAGCCGGACGAACGTCGTGCTGCGCACGGCCGCGATCGCCCGCCTTACAGCCGCGATCACGAACGGCACCATCCGCGTTAAGTTGCCCAAATAAAGGAGCCTTATGAGCAAAGTCGAATTTCTGGCCTACGTCGGCGGCATCGTCCGCCTCGCGATCGCGTCCGGCTGCGGCGCGTGGCTCACCCGCCACGGCGTCACCAACCTGGAGGCCTTCGCCTCGCTGCTGATCCTGCTGGCGACCGGAGCCTGGTCCGTCTGGGCCAAGCGCTTCGCGTTCATCACGGACCTGCAGGCGCTGAAAAACGCTCTCGCGAACAAAGGACCGAACCCATGATCCGCATACTCGTAATCGGAGATAGCTGGGGCGCCGGGCGTGTTGCCGATGACGGCACCGACAACGGCTGGCCGCTGATGATGGGTATTCCGCCGGAGCTGCGCCAGGCTGTTGACGGGACTACGGCGCTGCAGTGGGCTTCCGACGTGGGCGGAATGCTGACCAGGGCTTTGAACACGGCGTGCGACTGCGTGGTCATCAGTTTAGGCGGAAATGACGCTTTCGCCATTTACGCCGACAAGGTTGTGACGCCCAAAGAAATCGCGGACGCCTCCGCCGCGCTCGCTAAAGTTGTCGCGCTTTTCGTCGCCAAAGGGATTCCGGTCTTCATCATGCAGTACGCTAATCCTTTTCGCAACGATTGGCACGCCTGGGCGGCCGTGACCTGCATCAACGCCATAATCCGTTCGGCTTCTCCCGGAGCGACGCCTATCGAATCTGAGTCCGTCTTAAATGACGCCTCTTGTTTTAATGGATCTGATGTCCATACGACATGCGAGGGCAATCGCCGTCTAGCGGGCCTCATAACTGATCTCACCAACCAAACAACCAATAAAGGAACAACGCCATGAGAAAGCTCATGCTGCTTTTGACCGCCGTTTGCGCGGTCGCGGTCATCCAGACCGGCTGCGTCGTCACGATCGCGCCCACCCCGTACGGACGCGCCGCGCGCCTGGCCGTGTGGCAGGACACGCAGGCGAACATCGAATGGACGGGCACCAACCAGGTGTTCAAGATGACGGGCTACAGCGGGAAGGTCGACGCCGCATCCCTGAACGTGCTCGGGCAGGTTCTTGTCAACGGGTTGGCCGAATACATGGGCAAAAACGCCCAGGTGCAATCCGCACAATCCGCAAACGCGGTGACGAAGGCCGACGTGAAGGCCATGTTCGACGCCTATCTGGCCGATAAGGCCAAGGCGGATGCCGCCGCCGCATCCGGACGCTGACGGGGGTTGCGAAATACCCGCCCCCCCCCCATTGGCCAATGAGAAAGGACTTTAACCTGTGAAACGCGCAGCCCTCGAATACGCACTCGTTTGCCTCTCGATCCTCTCGCTCGCCGCCGCCCTGTCCGGCGGCGGCGGCTGCGAGCTGGCCCGACCCGAGGGCCGCGCCTGGTACCACAGCGCCACCAACGGCGCGGCGGGAGGCCAGCCGTGAAGACGACCGTCCCGTTCCTCAGCTACGAGAAGTCCCCGGCCGGCAGCCCGGACAATTTCGTCCTCACGGCACACGCACTGTTCGCCTGGGAGGATCCCCCGCAGTGGGTGTGGGAAATCGTCTCGCGCCGCGCGGTGGTCCTGGAAACCGGCCACGTCTCCACGCACATCGACGGCATGCGCCGCACCGTCGCCCTGTGCGTCTACAAGGGTTTCTTTTTCGGCGTCTCGGTGGCGCCGGACGCGCCCGCCGTCACTCCCGACTCCGCGCTGCACGACTGGATCTACGCCAACAGCGCCGCGCTCGCCGCCGCCTGGGGATGTAGCGAGGCCGACGTGCTCGCCGTCGCCGACCACTGGTTCCTGGCCCTGATGCGCTTTTCGGGCTTCGGGTTCAAGCGCGTCTATTACCTCGGCGTCCGCCTCTTCGGCCGGGCGTTCCACAGCATCCGCAGCCTTTTCGGGAGGAAGCCGTGACCTCAGCCGAAAAATCCTACCGCGACGCCGCGGCCAAGGCCGACGCCTGGTCCGCCAAAGCCGAGGCGTCCGGGCGCATCGAGGACGCCGCGACGCTCTGCACCCTGGCGTCCGCCGCCAAAGAGAAGGCCGGCGCACTGGCTAAGGCCGACGCCTCGCTTCCGCCCGCCCTGCGCGACGACGGCGCCGCGACGTCCTGCGGATTGTCATGCGCGCTTTGCGGAGCGGCCGGGCGGGCGGCGTTCGGCGGGCTCCTCTGCGTCTGCCCGAATTCCGCCTGCGTCCGCTACGGCGTGCCCGTTTCCGCCACAGTCTTTTAACCCCTTACGGATCTTGCCCCCGCGTGGGGGCGGAACAAACAAAAGGAGACACATGAAGAAGATTATGATGCTATTCGCCGCGGCGCTCTGCCTCGGCGCCCCGGCCCTGAAAGCGGGCTGGCTCTATGACGGAACTGTTACCGTGGCCGCCGGCGCGACCAACGCCTCCGACACGGCCGTGATCCGCGGCGGCGAGAGCGCGACCAACTGCGTCTCCGCGATCGACCGCGTGGAGGCCTTCAACGCCTCCGGCCCGGGCACCGGCACCGTCTCGTTCGCGGTCGCTAGCCTGTCCGGATCGCCGACCGTCATTTCGGCGTCGGCCGCCCTGCCGCCCGGCTCCGCGCACGCCGACTCTCCGAAACGCGCCTACGCGGCCGTCGCGGGCGGCGTGACCAACGCCGCCGCCGATCCGTATTACGCGCGCTATGTCACAGTGAGCGTCGCGCAGGCGGCCACCAACTCCGCCCCCACCGCCTACCGCTGGCGCATCGGCGCCCGCTGACCGGAGGTAATCACCGCCATGCGCGACCTGCCGAGAATACCGCTGCCCACCGAGGCCACCGCCGCCGAGCTTGCGAAGCTCCCGGAGGCGCTCCGGAGCGCGGCGCTTTTCTCGGCGCGCATGAACCGCCTCGGCCCGCTGGTCACCGCCGGAGAGAAAATCAAGGGCATCCTCGACGGCGCCGTCTCCATGAGCGACGCCCGCAAAAGCATCCGCGAGGCGCTCGACGCCGCCGGCTACGTCCCCCCGGAAGGCGCGGAGGGCACGCTGACCGACCACCGCAGCAAGACGCGGCTGGACCTGATCCTCACGCAGAACGTGCGCAAGGCCCGCGGCTACGCCCGCCGCCAGGCCGACATGCTGGCCCTGGACGACTGGCCCGCCCAGGAGCTGGTCCGGCTCTTCTACCGCAAGGTCCCGCGCGACTGGACGGAACGGTGGGCGGAGGCGGGCGGGCAGACTCCGGGCGGGCGCATGGCCGCGCTGAAGACGGACCCGATCTGGGCCGCGATCTCGCGGTTCGGCGAGCCCTACCCGCCCTTCGACTACGGCAGCGGGATGGGGCTCCGGGACATCGACCGCGAGGAGGCCGAAAAGCTCGGGCTGATCGGGCCGGACGACGTCCTCACTCCCGATGAGCCGGAGTACCCCGACGTCCAGGAGGCGAACATGCCCGGCATCGACGCGATGCCCGCGCTGCAGGCGGCGGTCGAGAAGGCCATGGGCGGCGGCGCGGCCTTCGACGGCGACACGCTGCGCTTCCCCACGCGGATTCCCGTCTCCGGATCCACGGGGTCGCCGGCGTCGCTCGGGCTTCCCGGCCTGGCGCCGACATCCGTCTCCCGCACGCCTCCGGCCGTGCGGCCCGAGGAGGCGCTTGCGCTGATCCGCCGCAAGGCCGCGGCCACCGTAGACCCGGACGGCGACAAGGTTAATATCGACTCTGATACCGTCTCGCACTGGGCGCGGAGCAAGCCGGGAGAGGTGAGGGACCGGCTGACCTCCGTCCGCCGCGCCTTCGACGCCGTGCGCGAGCCGCAGGAGACGTGGGAGCGCAAGGGAAAGAAGTACTACCTCAAGGCGACGGCGGATAATGACGGCCGCATGACCTATACCTACGTGGTCGCCAAAGACGGGAAGATCGAGACGTGGGTGAGCCGCGGACAGCCGGGCACCACGGAGAACAAGCGCGGCGGCGCGCTCCTGCAGAGGCAGGGGGAATAAAAGGAAGTGCGGGGGGAACCCGACCCCCCGCACAACTCGCCCGGTCATCGCCTACGGAGGCCACCGGGCGGCCACAGAAGACAAGTGTAGCAAACGGACGGAGGGGGCGCAACATGAAGGTCGAAGTCACAGGAATAGAGGAGGCCAAGGAGAAGGTCTCGGCGACCGATGATTCCCTGGAAGCCAGGGACGCGCTGAACGGGAAGATCGCGGCCGCCGCCACGCCCGTCGTCCGGAGCTGGCTGGCGGACCGCGACAAGAAGATCACGCACCGCCCCGGCTGGCCCCGCTCCGGCTACTGGGCGCACGCCTCCGAGGCCGCCGCCCCCGAGGCCGACTCGGAGGCCGCGTGGGTCATCGTCCGCAAGGAGGGCATCGGCCTGCACCTGCGCGGCGGCACCGTCAAATCATCGCGCCCCGGCGGAAAGCTCGCCATCCCGCTGCGCGCCGAGCTGTTCGACGTGAACCCCCGCGATAAGTTCCCGGACCGCAAGGACGCCTTCGTGCTCTCCTCCAAGGGGCGCGGACCGAACGGCCGCGCCTTCCTCGCCTACAGGGAAAAGGGCGGCGCCCTGCGCCTGGCGTATCTGCTGCTCTCCAGCGTCGATATCCGCGCCGACCCGACCGTGCTGCCGCCCTCCGACCGGCTGGCCGAGGCAGCCCGCAAGGCCTGCCTGTCCCACGTGCGCCAGGCCGCCAGGCAGTCCGCGGGCGCCGCTCCGGGAGGCTCGAAATGAGCGCCGTCTCGCTCACAGTCACGCCGTCCACGGGCGGCACGGCCTACACGCTGGCGACGTCCCCCGGCCGCAGCGGCGACGGCACGCCGGTCGGCCCGGACAGCATGGAGTTCCGCACCGACAAGGGAACGCTCGACCGCGAGCCCGTCGGCGCGGCCGGCATCGACACCGAGTCCGTCGGCTGCGACCGCCGCGTCCTGACCTTCTCCGCCCAGCGCATCTACGCCGACGAGGCTGCCGCGCTGGCGGGCTTCGCCGCGCTGGAGTCCGACTGCCCTTCGAAAGGGTCCGTCGCGCTCGGCGGCAGCACGCTCATCGCCGCGGCCACGCTGCGCAGCGTCGCCCTGCGGCTGAAGGGCGTCAGCGTATCGGCCGTCTATTCGTTCGAGGGCTACTGACATGGGAAACGGAGCCGACAGCGAGATCAAAATCAGGTTCACCACCGAGCACGACGGCGCCGGAGCGGACGCGGCCAACGCCAAGCTCGAGGAAACCAAGAGGAAGGCCGGCGGCGCGGCGGACGGATTCGAAGGCGCCAGCAAGTCCGTTCACGGTTTCCGGGGCGCGATGCGCCTGGCCAGCTCTGCCATGGGCGCGTTCGGATTCCTCGGCATCATCTCCAAGATCGCCGAACTTGTAAAGGCCTTCGAGGATGCCAGGGTCAAGAAGGAGGCCATGCTCGCCTCCACCGGGGCCGGCAACGCCGAGGCCTCCATCGCGGGTCTGAAGGCCGGCTACGACCAACTGACCGAGTCGATCAAGTCCGCCGCGGCCGCGACCGACGCCGTGCGCGCCAACACGGACAAGCTGACCGAGGCCAACCGGCGCCTGGAGGACGCGAACCTCGCCATCGGCGAGGAGCGCGAGGTGGCGGCCATCGACAAGAAAGACCCCCTGCGCGAGGAGAAAGAGGGCGCCGTCCGCGCTAAATACGGCCAGAGGCGCGCCGACGCGTCCGGAGACAAGGGGATGGAGGACGCGGCGACCGAGGAGGCCCGGCTGAAGGATGACATCGCCGCGCGCGACCGCCACAGGCGGGACCGCGAGCAGGCCGCCGCCGACGCCGAAAAAGAGGCGAAGGATTATTCGGAAAAAGCCAATGCCGAAAAGTTTAAAGCGATTGAGTTTGCGCAATCGCCGAACATTTTCGGGATGGCGGGAAGAACCTTTGACGGCAGGCAAAACCCCAGAATCGACGAGCACTCCGGCTATGCCGCGGCCTACGACAAGCAGGCCGCTGCGGCGTTCGCCGCCGCCGCCGCGGCGCGGAAAGACGCCGAGGCCGACCGCGCCGCGACCGAGGCGGACAGGGGCCGCCTGGCCGCGATGCCCAGGGTCCGCGAGGCCGCGGCCGCTGAAAGCTCAGCCGGGAAGGCCAAGGCCTACACCGGGGCCGTCAAGGCCGACAACGCCGTCGCCGCGGCCGCAGAGCAGCGCCACCGCGATGAGCGCGACCTGGCCCAGGCGCGGCGCGACAAGGCCTGGGCCGACCGCGAACAGGTCAAGCTGGAAGTCGGGCTTGACAAAGCCAAGTCGTCCGACGACAAGGAGAACCGCGAGGCCTGGGAAGCGAAGGCGGCGCTCGAGGCGCACGAAAGGAACAGGCCGGCGGGCGGCGGCGGCCAAAAGTGGTCCAAAGAGGATACGTCGCTTCGGACCAAATGGGAGAAAGAGCAGACCGAGGCCAGCGGCGCGGATAGGGCTCTGGAGGCGCTCGCCGACGCCACCTCCAAGCTTATGCATAAACTCGCGGCAACGGCGAACGCCTCCGCCGCGAGAATAAAGGCGCTCGACGCGAAGCTCAGCAAAGACCCCTACGGCGACAAGGGGGCGTCGGAATGAGCGCGATCAGCGTCGACCATTTCATCTTCACGCGCCACCGCGCGGGCTCGCCCGACCTGGCCTTCAGTCCGGACGGCGCCGCGTCCCTGACCCTCTGCTCCATGTCCGACGACACGCTCACGCTCGGCGGCATGCGCCCCGGCGTCCTGCAGTCCGGCGACCGGGTGTCCGCCGCGCGCGGCGGGGAGACCGTCTTCCGGGGCGACGTCGACGCCCGATCCCGGCACGCCTGGCGCGGCGCGTCGGAAGAGGAGACGCTCACCGTCACCGGGCCGTGGCGCAGGCTGTCCCGGCTTCCCTATACCCAGACCTGGGTGATGATGGTCGAGCGCGAACTGGAGGGCGGCGGAACATCGGCGGCCGCGGAGACGGTCTCCTCGTCGCGCACCGTGCTCAACCAGAACGCCGCGGGGTCCCCGCTCCCCGTCCGGCAGCAGGTGCTGGAGATCCTGGCCCTGGCCGCAAGCCGGGGCATCGTCGCCGCGCCCGCAAGTCCGGACGTCGCGGCCATTCCCGCAGACCTGGCGCTCCCGTACGACGAGCAGCGGGACCTGACCTGCGCCCAGGCGCTCGCCCGCGAGCTGCGCTTCACGCCCGGCCTGGCCATACGCTTCAACTACTCCCAAAACCCGCCCCGCCTGCTCGTCGTTTCCCCTTCGGTCGCGGACGCCGCCTGGATCGCCGACTACGCGGCCGGCGGGGCGCTGCTCGACGTGAAGGAAACCCAGGCGGGCCTCCCGCCGCTCGGCTGCCTGCTCGAGATCACCGTGACCGGCAGCGTGGAGGGCGCAGCCTACGCCTTCCGCTCGGCGCAGGAGTCCGGCGACACGTCCGACCCCGAACGCACGCTGCGCGCCTCCCTGCCGGTGTCCGGGGCGGATTCCTCGCACGACCGCCGCAAACTCGACCTGACCACGGCCACCATCCCGGTAAACCTGAACGACGTCCCTTTCTGGCGCGAGTGGCACCCCGACCTTAAAACAGTCGGTGCCGGCGGCCTCAAGATCACCGACGCGTCGCGAACCGGCGACATGACCGGATCCAACGCCTGGAAATATCCGCGCTTCGTGACCAAGGGCGGCGTCGGCATGGCCGAACTGAAGGAGGCCGGAGTCGTCAACTTCCGGGCCGAAACGCTGCTCTGCACGGCGGTCGTCACGACCTCCTCCTATCTCGGAGAGGGCAACACCGTCAAGAGCGTCGAGACCGCCAACCTCTCGATCGACATCATCGCCACCGACGCGATGACGCTCACCTACAAGTGGGACGCGTCGTCGGACCTGACGTCGGGCGAGTTTGTCCCGGCCGGCCTGGCCGCCGCGCTGCTCGCCGCGCACCTGGCGGACGGCTCCTCCTCAGAGGTTCTCTGCTCGCTCAAGGCCGGGGCCGCGCTTCCGCGCCCGGGCGACACGCGCGGAGGTCTGACCGCACACACCGTTTCCGCCGACTGCCGCGCGCTCACCGTCTCGGTCGGCTTCGGCCCGCCCGCGGCCCTCGGCCCGGTCGACCTCGCCGGCTTTCTGTCTGGCTTCCGCAACATCCGGCGGTCGTCACTCTCGACAAGTCGCGCGACAGGCGAGAAAAAGGACGGCGCGGTAAAAGACGAGACCTTCCTTCTCCCGGCGACCTCCAGCGGCTGGGCCAAGCAGGGAGACAACGTGGTATCCGCGGCTCCGGCGGCGGGGGACAGCGGCGGAACGGCCACGATGGACCCGGCCGACCTGAAGACCGGAGAAAAAGCAAAATTTCGCGAGGTCAAGATCCCCGGTGAAAATCCGGGCGACGCCCCGAGCTACCAAAAGGTGCTGGCGACCGAACCGACAGCCAAGCCTACCGCCGACGACGGCACGGGGGCCGAGTGCCAGCACGGTGACGCTCCGGGAGGCAGCGGTGCCGGCGGCAGCGGCACCGGTACCGGCGGCAGCGGCACCGGTACCGGCGGCCACAAGACTGATGGCGAAAACGGCGGGTTTCCGGGAGAGGATTACGGGGCCGACCGCGACAATAACGACTTCCCTGGCAAAACCGGCCCGTGCTGGTAAAGAGGTGCACAATGAGCGTAACACTGACTCTCCCTTATGTCCGCTTCACGCGGCAGTATCACACCGCCCCGGCCGCCAACACGATGTGGCTGGCCACGCTCGCGTCCGCGATCGGCGGGCTGAAAGCCGCGCCCTGGCAGTTGGCCGCAATCGACACCAAGGCAGGCATGCCGGTTTCCGATCCGACCAAGTCGTTCTCGTCGCAGGGCTACGACGCGTTCAAGGCCAGCGGGGACGCGGCAAACTCGATGCAGGCGGCCTATGTCGGCATGGCGTGCTACCGGTTCAAGGTTCCTGCCGACGCACTGGCGGGGACGCCGGCAAACGTGGTCTCGGTCGCGCTGGAGGCATACGCCGATAAGTTCCTCTGGAAGGGCCTGCGGATCAGCGCCTACCTGTCCGGAAGCGATGCTCCGAGCGCCGACTGGGATTTCCTTCGCGCGGGCGACGTGGCCACGCCGGTTGACGCCGGAGGCGCGGGCGTGCTTCCGGAACCCAACCCGGCAACGAAGCTGGCCAGCAATAAAGGAGGAACGTGTACGCTCGCGCCTGCCGCTGCGCTGAACCCGCAAGCCTACCTGTTCGTCGTGGTCCAGCTCGAAGCATGGTCCGACAATAAATACGAGTATTGGATCGAGGGGTCGGGCATGATCGACGCCGCGTCGGTCTCCGTGACGTTTGACCGTTCGGTCACACCAGATGCCCCGGCCGCGCTGCCAAACGCCGAGATGGCGACTTTTACGGCCGTGCCGCTGGATATGCAGGTTTCAGACTATGGCGGAGGGGACACGACCTCCTGGGCATGGTCTCGTCTGTTGTCCACTCAGAATGCGTTTCCCGCCGGGCCGTATCCGACTGTTACAACCCCATACGCGGGTACGGACGGCGGTGACCTCAACGGACGCGTCACCCTTTCCCGTCTCATTGCCAATCTGGCACCTGGCAACGTGAGCTACACGCTTTCCGTACCCATGGACGAGCACGGCGATAGTTACTTTGGATCGTCAGAAGAAAGGAATCTTCTGCAGGTAGGTATCGAGGCCAAGCGTTTTTTGTATACCGCCCCCGTCGGCCGCCCACCAAATTATCTGCGGATCGTACAGCCGCCGTCCTGGAGTCCAATCGTAGGCATCAACCGCATCGTGGTGCTGCGCGAGCTGCCCGGCTATGTCGAATCGCCGCTGCTGGATCTCGCCCGCGTGCAAGCGATGTATCTCGGCACACTTCCGACCGCCGAAACCGCTTTCGCAATTTGTGGCCAGTTGCTCGTCAATCCCGGTTTTACCAGGGCGATTCTGGAAAT